CTTCTTTCCTCGGGCTGTGGCTCGCTTGAACTTATCCGCCGACCGCTTCAATTCGCTGATCGAAGGATAGCCTTTCGTCGCGAAGTAGTCAAGGCGATATTCTGAGGCAGGGTCGCTGATCACATCGCTCAGCGCATCCTTCTCAAGCCAAATCTCGACCAAGACCGATTGTCCCGCCCATAGGTCTTCCTTGTATCGGTATTGAAGATATGCGGCGGCTTGACCGGCGTTCCGATAGCCGCCCGACCAACCGAGGGTTGAGCGCGTCCGATCTTGCACTAAATCCCAATCAACAAGACCTGCCATTCGGGCGTTTCGGAGGATGTCGCCGAGTTTCTTGTAATTCTGCATTGTATTCTCATGCAGATCTCTCGCAACGAACTGATAATGCAATTGTCGGAGGGTCATCTCTCCGGCGTATTCATCCATGATTTCATTTGCTTGCTTGATCACTTTAGCGGTCTTGGCCGCGAATCGTCGTTCTTCATATTGTTCCTTCGCCATGATTCTCAGTCGGGCCGAAGCCGCTGAAGCACTTAACTGTATTATTTTACCAAACAAACGCAGATTTAGTAAATAAATAATGATTGATTGATCTATCTCTATCTATATCTATCAAAGAAAGACGGTCAAGACCGCTTCGGGATTGGTTAAGGGCCGTGAGCGGTTCGAGGGTGCTATGGAATGGATCCTGATTGGCTTTTTGATAGTGATAAACATGGGTTTGACGGTGTGGTTCGGCGTCCGAGCGGCGCAACTATTCCATTCGGCCATCGCTGATCTCGATGGCAACATCGCGGCGGCTCTCAAGTCGTTGATCGAGCAGGGACTCGGCGACATCGAACCGATCAATCCCGTTCAACAAGCAATCGCGCATTTCATCACGGAAAGAATGGCGAATGTGGGCGATCCCTCAAAGACGGTCTTGGTCGAATTACCGCGTGGTGATGGCGGGAAGTTTGCTTGATATTTTTTGACAACCATAATTAACAACCGATTTCCCCCCTTCGGATATGGCACGCCGGAAGAAAGCAAAGCGTCGATCAAAACCTGCCTTTAGCATCTTGAACGCAATAGAGGCGCTCGCCTACGGATCGCTGCTCACCGAGGGGATCGCCGGAACGAGCATAACAGGCTTCATTTTTGGCGACAAAGATCTCAAATCCGTCGGAACAACATATTACGACTCCGGGCTTGACTCCTATTCAACCGCCACGCGCATTTCCGGCGCGGATCAAATCTCCCTCGCCGACATTGTGAGCGAGCCTACTCTCGCAATTTCGACCATGACCGACAATTTCCAAAAGAACATAATGCCGATGGCGTTAGCGGCCTTCGGCATCTCGATCACCTTCCGAGTCGGACGCCGACTTTTGAGGCGTCCATTGGCATCCGTAAATAAAAATCTCATCGCTCCGGCACTCGGCAAAGGCATTAGGATGTGAAATTGAATGGCGAATGTGAATACCTATGGAACCGTCAAGGATCGCCGTAATCGGATCGTTCCGCTTGCAAACGCGGCCACGACCGAATCCACACTCGATGAGGTTTTGACCGACGCTTCGATTGTCGGCAGCGCCCAATCGTTAGGAACTTATGCGGATCAACTCGGCAACTTTCAAGTCGTGATGGGTGGCATAAGTTTCGAGACCGATTCGACATACAATTATGTTCGATCTGCGGGCATCATCAAAGGTGTTCTTCCGCAGGGATCGAATAAGGACGGCGGAACTTCTCCGCTGCCCGCTCCTGTGCCCTCTCCGTTCCGTTTAGCGTCCGGCGATCAACTCATGGTCATGGCACAACCGATCACTTCGAGAATGGCTTCTCTCTCGGTCTGTTGCACAAACGGAGAATACCATGTTTTTGATGCGACGCCGAGCGGATCAAGCGACTTTCATGAGTTTCTCTCGGTTCTCACAAATAATGGAATTGGGGAGACACTTCAAGGAAGAGTCGTCAGTCATTTTTACGCATACAGCGGGAACAACGACGCCGAACTGACTTCGATGATCAACTTCCTCAACGGGTCGGGTGTATCAATCGGAACTTTGGGCTTCACCAACTCCGGCGGATCTCATGCGTGCGTCTTCCAACCGAGCGGCGGTATTCCCATCGCGCTCAATACTCGCGTCGGGTTCTCAACGGACGGTTGATCTCGTGTCTATCTCCAAGAGAGCGAAGGCTCGATTTGGGCTAATGTCGGCATCGGAGAAGGCCACAATCAAAAAAGCGGCCAAGACCCTCTTTGATGCTGAATTGATGGGTGCAAAGAGAGCGAAGGAAATCACTCGATGGGCCGAAAAACGGTGATCGTATGACTCACGCGCTCGGTCGGTTTTTGATAGAAGGAACAACACTCCCGGCGGGCTCCGCCGGGGAGACATCATACCGTATATTCACGGCGGGCGGGAAGGCCGTTGAGATCCAATATATTCAGTATCATGGGGGGGATTCGGGCGAGTCGCTTCAACTGTTTTTGATGCCCGCGAATGTGCAATATCCCGCTAAGCCGAGCGCGATCCCGGGATCTATCGCTATCACACCACCCGGCGGCATGAGAGGCGCTACGGGCACACCCGATGAGCCCGCGACCGTCACGGCGGGCGCGGGAACGGGTCAAGGAGTGAAGCCGTTCGTTATCCCTCCATTCTATTCTTTGTCTGCCACAATGGATTCAACTAATACCGCTGCCTATTATCTCACAATCGGAGGCTTTGAGATCAATGCCTAAAGCGGCTGCGACTCAGGTCATAATTCACCGGATCGAGTTTCAAGAATCTGAGCGTCGATTATTGGAAGCGGTCGTGACCGCCTATTCCTTTAGGAATGTGACCCGGGGTATTTTCAACCTCACTTCCGATCTCACAACGGTCGTTATTCTGCTGATCGGTATGGAATACCTCACCGGAAAGGAGTTTCTAACGAGCGGTATTCTGCTCGCTCTCGCAACCGGAGAGGGATTCGCCTCGGCACTCGCGGACATGTGGAATCAATTCCGACAAACCGACGAATATCGCGCGAACTATGAGGAACGCGGCTCGAGTGTTCTTGGCGGTCTGATCAATGTCTTTGAGAACATCATCGGAATCTTCACCGGAGAGGCAACCGACCGCTTCACGGATCTTCAAAGCGGGCGCTGAAAACTCGGCCATCTGAAGGTATGCTGAACGCACGATAGCATCAGGTCAGGTCGTCATGGGTTCGGATGGGTGTCGAAGCGCTTAGGATCGCTTTAACGGCCTATTTCCCTGAATAGGCGCTTGATCAGCCCGACTTTCGCTTTCTCGGCCTTGACCGGCTTTGCATTTCCCTTCAGATCAAGGTCGCCGAGGGGCATGATGAAGCGGTTGTGGATCTCGGCTTCTTCTCTCAGCCAATCAAGGACACCTTGTTCGAGAGTCAAGTGGAAAGTCCCGACTTCATCGCGTCGCCATAGGGACGGAATCAGACAGTCCTGATCGACGGTGTTCGCGCTGCCGAGAGCGCGGGCGTTCTTCACTTGAGCGACATGGGCGTTAGCCGCCGCCATAGCGACTTGAGAGGGTGTCCCTGCGGGCCAACAGATACGGCAATAGTGAGTGCGCGACGGATGGCAATATGGATCACAATCGGCCCATTCAATTCGGCGTCCCATGTGCTCGCCGCTTTCTTCTCGATAATAGAGGTGCAAACACTCCCGAACGAACTTGCTGAAGTTTTTGCCTTCTCGCTTCATTCGGTGAGCGAGCGCCTCAGTTTCAGGGTCAAGACTGATGCTCGTTATGTTGCTCATTTCAAGTCACCTCGGAGTCTGTGAGTAATCCCGTTGAGCATGGTGGGGCATTGTTCCGATTGAACCGTTTCGATCTGCCTCTCAACGCTCTTGCTCCCTGAGAGATTGAACTCCCAATAGCACCCACAATATCGACATGAAAACCTCATTGATCATCACTTCCGGTCAAGGCCGACTTTGCACACCAACACGGCGATTTGCCGCAGCGCGGGCAGTAGTAGGTGGGTTTCGGATCGGGCAAACGGCCTTCGCCCAAATCCAGCTCGCGGCAGACCCTTTCGCAGCGTCGCAGTATCACGCTTTCGACCGCCCAAAAAGGCGTCGGGAAGCCAAAATCACCCCGAATCATCAATCATCACACTCGCAATACTCTCGATCTTCATAGCATTCGGGGCAGGTCCAATCATCATCCTCATCCTCATCATCTTGATCGACTTCAGCCTCAAGGAATGCTTGAACCTCATCCCAACGATCACCGAGTTTCACGAGCAGCGTCTTTTGATATTCTTCACTATCTTTGACCTTGTTCCATGCGTTTCGGTCGATCATCGGCTCGACTTCCCTCCTGATCAAATCTTGAATCACGGATGGCTTCAGCGCGTCCAACTCCCACGCTTGATCTGTTCCGGTCGCTTCGATGTAGGATTCGAGTCGGCTGCTCTTTTTCTTGGCGAAGGATGGCGGCGGTCGGAACTCGTTGATCTGCTCCATCGTCAAACCCATGCGGCGGATTTCCACATCGGCACCGAACTCTCTCAGCGCCTCGCCGACTTGTTGAGGCATGTGAAGACCTTCAGGATCATGGTCGGAGAAGTATAGGATGATGACCTTCTTTCCTCGGGCTGTGGCTCGCTTGAACTTATCCGCCGACCGCTTCAATTCGCTGATCGAAGGATAGCCTTTCGTCGCGAAGTAGTCAAGGCGATATTCTGAGGCAGGGTCGCTGATCACATCGCTCAGCGCATCCTTCTC